GTCCTAAGAGTTCGCATAGTCTCATTACCGCTAGGGGATTGAGCGGGAGTAATTATGAGCGGTTCTTATTCTTATTGAAAAACCTTAGAGTTGAATTGAAGTTTAGAACCACTCAAGATCAAGTTATTACTAAGCAATTGCTTTTTGGTCACTTTTAACAATTATTGATTAGTTAAACCCGCACCTCGCGGGTTTTTTTATACCTAAAATTTGAGAACAAACTATGAAAGCAGGAAAACTTATAGCGCTGGGGTTTTCCGGCATTCTTGCGGCTGCGGGTGTAACAGTCGCTACTTTCGAGGGGCAAGAACTAACCGGCTATGTTGACCCTGTTGGCATAGCGACGACTTGTTACGGTCATACTGAAACAGCTGTTGTTGGCAAAGAGTACACAGAAGATGAATGTTTGAACTTATTAGCTGATGATTTGGCAGCTCATAATGAACAGTTAATGAATGCTATCAATATAAAACTAAGCCAAGGCGAGCACATTGCGTATTTATCATTTCATTACAACGTTGGCTCAGGCAACTTCCAAAGCAGCACATTACTTAAAAAGTTAAACGATAACGATCGCATTGGCGCTTGCAATGAGCTGTCACGCTGGATTTTTGCCAAAGGTGAAAGGTTACCAGGCTTAATCAAGCGAAGAGAAAAAGAGCGTTCAATATGTCTTGATGGAGTAGCAAATGTTCAAAGCACTATTCAGCAGCATTGAAAGAATCGCTATCGTCGTATTACTAGCGGCACTGGCTTACGCAACATATCAACTTGTGACTATTGAAAACGATCTTACAGAAGCTAATAAAACGATTAAAAGTAAAAGCTTAGAGATTGATAATCTAGCAATACAAACTGAGTTCTTAGCGCAAAGTGTTGAACTAACCGAAAAGCAGAATCAAAAGTTAATACGTGAGCGAGAGTCATTATCTCGCATTAACCAAGCCTACCAAGATGAAGTAAGCCAGCTAACAAACAGCTTAAATACTTCACAATCTGAAATAGACAAGTTACGAGAGTCAAGCGATGAAGCTACTAAACAATGGGCTAATGATAGCGTTCCTTGTGATGCTATCCGCTTGCTCAAGTACGCAAGAACCAGCGAGTGTGACAAGGACGGTGGTACAGACGAAATACGTGTACGTAACACCGCCGGAAGAATATCTATCCAACTGTAACATCGACATTAAACAAATAGCAGGAAACGCGAGTTTGTTAGCGTATGCGCAGTATTTAGAGTTTGTCATAGATAAATGCAATGAAAACATTAAACGAACCAAACAATGGGCCAGCGAATTTAACAATGGATAAATCAACAGCAGCAGCCAGTTACACCGCAAGCATCGGTACTGGTGTCGGTGGCTTATTGTCACTTAATAACATTGCCCTTGCGCTTGGTATTTTGTTCACAGTAATAACGTTTTTAATGAACTGGCGTTATCAGAGCAAAAAGCATGAGCTTGAACTTCAGAAACGCCGTGAAGATGCTGAGTACCATAAGGCACGTATGAGAGAACTAGTACGTGACGATGAACAAGCATTAGCTGAGTGCAAGGCAGGCTACGGTGAACAGTAGTGTCAAAATGGGACGATTTAAAGGCACTATTCTTAAAGGAGCATGAAGAGAGTGGTATAGGCCCGCGTGATTTCTGTGAAAGTCACGGCCTTAATTACGCAACAGCAAGACGTTATATAAAGCTGCCTCAAACCAACTTGAAGAAACAACCAAAGGCTAGAGAGCGTAAAACTAAGGAAGGTAAGCAAAAGCCCGGTGTAAAACCTGGCACTCGAAATCGGCACCTTGTAACGCATGGTGGTTATACAAAATACTTCGAGAATGAAGTAAATCAACTTGTAGAAGCCACAACCCTTGAAGATGAGCTCGCTCTTTGTCGAGCACGCATTCACATGGTTATGAAGGCCATGGAAGGGATCAATAAGAAGCTTGAAGATCCTGAAACTGATGTTGATACAGCAGCGCGGTTTTATGAGTCATTATTCAAAGCAGAGTCAGCGCTAGATAGAAACATTACACGCGTTGAATCAATTATAAAAACGCTATCAAATCTTGAAACGGACTCACTCGCACGCGGCAAGTTGATTGCTGAAACATCAAGAATATCACAACAAACTAAAGCACTGGTTCATGCAACTAAGCGCGGTAAACATCAAGCGGAAATTGCTGAACACGAAGCTACGAAAGCGAGAAAAGAAGCGGGTGGCACTAGCAAGCTTGATAACTTCATTGATAGTCGCACTGACGGCTTAGATCAGGTGGTAAGTGAATAATGCAGCCAAAGCTCGCTAAATATCCAAAAAGCACCTGGTTAACAGAAGAAGAACGCTTCACTTTAGATGATGTAGACCTGTTAGAACGTTGTGAGCCATATTTAGACTGTTGGTGGTGGCGACTAAACAACCTTTACATTATCGCTAACGAGAAAGGCCAAGAGGTTTTATTTCGTTGCCGGTTAGCACAAACCATGTTGTTTATGACGATGTGGTTTTTAAACATCATCTTAAAAGCGCGTCAGTTGGGCTTTAGTACTGCTATTCAAGTTTTTATTCTTGATCACGCTATGTTCAACGATAACAGGCAGTGTGGCGTTATTGCTCAAGGCAAGGACGAAGCAAGCGCGATATTTTCATCCAAGATACTTTACCCATACGAACGGTTACCAAGTTGGCTAAAGACAGGTAAGCGCTCGATTAAAAGTAAAACGGGCACTGGTATTTGGTTCAACAATGATAGTTGGGTTCGCGTTGCGGTTTCGTTCCGCTCTGGAACGCTTCAAGTCTTGCACGTGTCCGAGTACGGCAAGATATGCGCTCAATACCCATTACGGGCAGAAGAAGTTAAAAGCGGCTCATTCAATGCTGTTCATGACGGCTCATTAATATTCGTTGAGTCTACAGCAGAAGGCGCAGCCGGTAACTTTTTCGATATGTCTGTAGAAGCAATGGAATTGCTAGAGTCAGGCATTTCATTAACGAGACAAAACTTTAAGTTTCACTTCTTTCCTTGGTTTGAAGACCCTAAGTATGTTGCACCAGTCCCAACAGGCGGTTTAAAGCTAACTAAAGAACAAGTTAAGTACTTTAAGTCAGTTGAAGCTGCCAACGGAATAACGCTCAGTGAAGAGCAGATATGTTGGTACACCGGCAAAGAACGCAACATGAAGGACAAGATGAAACAGGAGTTTCCATCTACGCCAATGGAAGCGTTTTTAACTTCAGGCCGCAAAGTATTTGCGAGTGATGACTTAATGCGTGTTGAAGGTCGTTGCAAAAAGCCTCTCATTGTTTATGAGATTGAGCCCTATACAGGCAAGCTTAAAAAGATGAATGGCAAAGTGGACTTATCATCTAAAGCAGCTGACAAGCTAGCACAGTCAACACTTGGTTACTTACTCGTTTGGGAACTGCCAGACGATGACGAAGAATATGCGATCGGCGGCGATGTTGCAGAAGGACTTGAGCACGGCGATCGCAGCTCATTAGATGTATGTGCTAAATCAGACGGTCGCCAAGTCGCTCATTGGTTTGGTCATATAGATCCTAAACGCTTTGCTCATATCAATAAGCATATTGGCCTGATGTATAACAAGGCGTTTATTGGCATAGAGCGTAACAACCACGGTCATGCAACACTTCAAGAGTTAGTTGAGATTTACCCGACTAGCCGGATTTACACAGAAGAACACATTGATCGTGAAGACACGGACGAAGAAACAAAAAAAGTAGGATGGCATACCAGTGCACAGTCTAAACCAATACTCACTAGTGGTTTGGATGAACTACTTACACATGACAAGGACGGCATTGTTTGGCGCGGAACAGCCAACGAATTAAACACCTTTGTTTACGATAAAAAAGGACGAATGGGCGCTCAGCCTGGTGGTTTTGATGATCAAGTAATGAGCTACATGATTGCTAAAGAAATGCTTGTCAGAATGCCTAAGAAACTCATTAAAGATAATACTCCCGCACCGCACAACCCTAACTCTTGGATGGCACGATAATAGATGGCTGATTTTGCAAAGAACAAAGATGGCTTGTCGTTAGATAAGCTATTGTCGATCCTTGGTGACATTGACTCACAACCTGATTGGCGAACACCCGCAACAAAAGCTTGTGCGTATTATGATGGCGACCAATTAAGTGCAAAAGTTAAAGCTGTTTTAGCAGAGCGTGGGCAACCTGACATTGTTCACAACATGATTGGCCCAACAATTGATGGCGTATTAGGCTTAGAAGCTCGTTCACGTTCTGACTTGATGGTTTCAGCTGATGACGATCAAGGTGAAGAGCTAGCGAAGGCGCTTAATGAAAAGTTCAAAGACTATTGGCGCTTAGCTAATGGCGACCGAGCGTGTTCTGATGCATACGCGAGCCAATTAAAAGCGGGAATTGGCTGGGTGGAAGTTACTAAAAATCCAATCCCTTTTGCAGCGCCATACCGAATTAAGTTTATTCATCGTCGTGAGGTTTGGTGGGATTTTCATGCTGTTGAAGCTGATAGAAGTGATGCACGCTGGATTGCCCGTCGCAAATGGCTTGATTTAGATGAAGCAATAGCGACTTTTCCAGAGCATAAGGAAATCTTGGAGCAATCAGTTAATCACTGGGAAGACTTCTTGAGAACGTTGGATGAAGAACACACCGAAGATCATGCGCTGCAATCTGCATGGAGTGATGCACAAAGCTGGAATAGAGCAACTAGTGAGTGGTTAGACACAACACGTAAACGTGTGTTACTGCAAGTTATCTATTACAAAGTGTGGAAGCGTGCTCACATTATTCGACTGTCTGACGGTCGTGTTATCGAGTTTGATAAGAACAATACGGCACATGTTGCAGCTGTTAATAGCGGTAAAGTTCAGCTTGAATATGCTGCATTCCCTAATGTACGTGAAGCATGGTTTATTGGCCCACATCGTATTATTGATCGACCAAGCGAAGCACCAGGCGGTATGTTTAACCTTGTGCCATTCATCGGTTATCAAAAAGACGCAAGCGGCGAACCTTATGGTCTAGTTAGTCGAATGATACCTGCACAAGATGGCATTAACGCTCGAGTGATCCGTTTAAACTATTTACTTCAAGCAAGGCGTGTTATCGCAGATGAAGATGCAACACAGTTATCAGATAGGCGCGTAAAGGAAGAGGTTGAAAAGCCAGATGGTTACATCAAGCTTAATCCAGAGCGAAAGAACAAAGGCAAGGCCAGTGATGCAATAAGCATTCAAAACGATGTAGGCATTGCAGCACAACAGTTTAACTTGATGCAGCATGATATGAAGCTGATACAAGATTGTGCCGGTGTCTATAACTCGATGTTAGGCCAAGACAGTAATGCAACAAGTGGTGTAGCTATTGCCAACTTGGTAGAGCAAGGCACAACAACACTTGCTGAAATAAACGATAATTTCCATTACTCGCGAAACAAAGTAGGTGAGCTGCTTCTAGCTTATATTATCGAAGATCTTAAGCCTCAAAATAACATCGAGGTAACCGTTAACCGTGAAGATAAAGCAAAGCGCCGTTCTATTGTTATTAATGAGCCAAACCCTGAAGGTAAACGCAATAATGATGTAGCACGTTGGCGCGGGCACATGGCACTTGCACCAGTGAAAGCCACGCCAACATACAGACAGCAACAAGCGACACTGCTCAGTAACACGATGAGTCAAATACCGCCAGAAGCTCAAGCCGCAACTTTACCAATGCTTGTAGAGCTCATGGATTTGCCAAACAAAGAAGAATTTCTATCAACCTTACGCCAAGCCTTGAACATTCCAAAAGCTAAAGAGGATATGACTGAGGAAGAATTGGCACAGGCACAAGCTCAGTCTGAAAAACAACAAGCAATTGAGCAACTGCAGCAACAAGAAATTCAGCAGAAGGTGCAAAAAATCGTATTGGAAAATAAGCAGCTTGAAGCACGTATCAATGAAATTCAGAAGAAAGCTGAAACTGAAGGCGTGAAAGACGAGAAGATCCAAGCCGAAACGCAAAATATCATTGCTGAGGTACAGAAGAAACACGCAGAAGTAGCAGCACTTAAGTCATCAATACAAACAAACTTACAACAGCAACTAGACGCTATACAGGTGTAAAAATGAGTGAGCAAACCGAAGAATTAATAAATGTTTTAGTGTGCGGTAATGATGGCGCAACTGTTCATATTCGTGAAGTAATGGCTGAGTTTCAATGCTTCAAAGTAGTACAGGCAGCTGAAATTAAATCAGTAGCTAAGTTAGAGGAACAACCCGAGCTATCTTTAATTATCGGTATACCGGGTACTGATGTCCAACTACCGTATTTAGCAAGCACCGAACTAACGGCTAGATACAAGCCAGTAGCAGGTGATTATTTAGTACTTTATGAAAATGATTATGTCTCTATTAGTCCTAAAGAAGTTTTCGAAGATGGATACAACAAAATTGAGTTTGCTGATTTTGAAGGCGCGGACGAGCTGGGCATACCAAAAGAGCATATGGGGCAGGTGACAGCTATCGCTAAAATGTGCCATGAAGTAAACCGTGCCTATTGCAAAGCACTTCGCGAAGAGCAGCCAAGCTGGGAAATGGCACCACAATGGCAAATTGACTCAGCGATTAAAGGTGTTGCTTTTCATATCCTTAACCCTGATGCACCGGTTAGTGCTTCCCATGATAGTTGGATGGCTGAAAAAGCTATTCAAGGTTGGAAGTATGGCAAGGTTAAAGATGCTGATAAAAAAGAGCATCCTTGTATGGTCCCGTTCCACCATCTACCGGTAGAACAACAAGCGAAAGACTTTATTTTTAGCACCATAGTTAAACAAGCTATTCAGGGCTAAATATGAACTTATTAAAACACTTCTTTTTAAAGTTCATAATGCCAGCTTTCAAGCCTGTTGAAAGCCATCAAATACAACAATTAAAGCCAGAACCAATAAATCAAAGTATTAAGCAACGCAAACCAGTTTATGTAATTAGCTGGGGAAGTGTTGATGTGAGATTACGTAAACCTTACCGGTAATAAATCCAATTAAGTATGTACTACGCAGAAATTAAGCCGCTTTAGGGAAACCCAAGGCGGCTTTTTTGTGCGATGCACAACAACTCGCAAAGGCAGCGTACAGCCTACAACTTTAATTTTCGCAGCTATGTGTCAAATAGTGATGGAGTCATAAGTGGATAATCTCGACGATATTTTAGAAAACGGTACACCAGAAGAAATCGAAGCGGCACTGGCCGATGTTGATCTTGATGGTGACACGCTTTTTGGTGATGAAGATGGCAGCGAAGTAAGCGAGCCTGTAGTAGACACTAAAGAAGAGCCTACAGCGGAAGCAGAAGCCGAACAGGACCAAGGCAAAGAACAAGCTGAAACAGACGTAAAACCGGAATCGTCAACCGAAGCAAGTGAGCAAAAAGGTGATGTGCCTGAAGGTTTTGTGGAAATCGACGGTAAATACTACGTTGAAGCAACAGACATTACGAGTAAGAACGGCCAGCACAGCTTGCCTTACGATGTACTAGTCAAAGCGAGACAACGTGCGGCAGACGCAGAAGCGGTAAGCCAACGTATAGCCGATGAAAAAGCAGAGCTGGAAAGCAAGTACGAAGAAACTAAGCAGTTAGCTGAATTGCACAGCAGTCAGTTAAAAGAGGCGGGTATCGACGCACGTAAATTACCTAAGCAAATGCTTGAAGATCCTGAATTGTTGGCTCGTATTAAAGAGGAATATCCAGACTTAGGGGAAATGGTCGGCGCTTTAGCTGAACAACTCCGAGAGCACAACGCTAATAAGCAAGCATCCCAAGAAAATCAAGAGCAAGAGTCTGTCAGTGACAACCCAGTACAAACTGCTTTTGAAAGTTCAAAGCATCTGAAGTCGTGGCGTGATAATGATTCAGATAAATGGGAAATGGCCCAAGTTATAGATGAAAAGCTCGCAAGTGACCCGTCTTTTAAAAATAAATCAGTAGCAGAGCGCTTTGCAGAAGTTGAAAAGCGCGTCCAGTCAGCGTTTGGAGAGCAACATAAGCCTAAGCCAAGCGAAGTCCCATCTGCTGCAATCCCCAATTCACCGACCGACTTAGGATCACAAGCAAGCGACCTTAGCGCAAATGCAAGTTTGCTCGATAAGGACGCGGCAACGATGACTGATGAAATGTCTAATATGACAGAAGCTCAGATCGATGCCTTGTTATCCGAAGCGTCGGACGTTTTATTCTAGGAATTAAATAATGAGTACGATCACTAGAGCACAGGCTGCAAAAGCATTTGGCGCAGCCCTGTTTACACACACTCGCCGTCAAAACACGTTTGTAAACATGTTGACCGGCGGTGCTCCGCAATCTGCGAAAAAAGACACAAATCATGGCAAAAACCAAACCGAGAAAGGTGCGCCAATTGTTATGATCCGTGACTTGGAATCACAAGCCGGTGATACGGTTGAAATGGATTTATTCCACAACCTAAATGGTTTGCCAACAATGGGTGATAAGAAACTAGAAGGCCGCGGCGAGAGCTTAAGCAAAACAGTGTTTGAATTACGCATTGACCAAGGCCGTAAAATGGTTGATTCGGGCGGTAAGATGAGCCAAAAGCGTACTAAGCATAACCTGCTTAGTACTGCTAAAACGCTTCTAGGTAATTACTACAACGACCTCAAAGATGAAGTGGCAATGTATCACCTGGCAGGTGCACGTGGTTCATTTAACCCAAGTGACATTATTGTCCCACTTGAAGACCATGAAGAGTTTAACGAAATCATGGTTAATGAAGTGCAAGCGCCTACATATGACCGCCATATCTTTGGTGGTGACGCAACGTCTTTTGAAACCTTGGATCCAGCAGACATTTTAACGTTAGACAAATTAGATGACTTAGCGTTGATCCTTGAAGAGCAGCAAAACCCAATGAAACATATTTCGTTTGAAAAAGACGAAATGGCTAACGAGTCACCGTTCTTCATCCTGTTTGTTACTCCGCGTCAGTGGCGTGACTTATGGAACAGTGCGTCAGAGAAGAAAATGCAAGAGCTTATGTCTCGTGCAATGGCGCGTGGTCGTGGCTTCAATCATCCAGTATTCAAAGGTGATGTGATCATGTGGCGTAACATTCTTGTTCGTCAATATCGTAAGCCTGTGCGTTTCTATGCAGGTGACACTGTTACTGTTTCAAACAATGACAAGTTAGCAACGACCAAACAAGTAACAGCGGGTGCGGATATCGATCGTGCTATCTTGCTGGGTGGTCAAGCGCTAGGTAATGCGTATGGTAAAGCAGAGTCAGGTACTCACTTCCACATGAGCACGAAGAAAGTCGACCATGACAACGGCAATGAAACAGCCATTGTTTGGATGAACGGCTGTAAAAAAGTGCGATTTGCGGACCGTGAAGGCCGTGTAAATGATTACGGCACAATGGTTCTCGATACTGCTGTAACACTTCAGTAAATCATAAAGGAGGTTCATACCGCCTTTTCATTCTAACTTTTAAATAGTGAACAAGATTATGAAAGAAACATTTTATCGTGGTGCGCAAGGTAATTTGTCATTACACGTGCTTACGCTATCGCTAGCTGCATTAGCTGCGGGTTCAACGGTCATTGCAGCCGAGCAACTGCCTATTGGTACACAAGTAACCGGTATTCGCGTTATTAATGGTGCGCTTGGCGCAGACACAGAGCTAACGACAAAGCTTGTTGATTCAAATGGTACTGAAACAGAGCTGTCAGTTGTTGATACGGTTGCTGCTGGCACTGATGTGACGCCGGTAAAACCTATCTACATTGGTGATACCGGACCGAGTGATTTGGTCATTGAAAACTCAGGCGTTGGTGCTGCTACTGGCGAAGTAATATTGCAAATCGAGTATCGATTCAAAGGCTACTAAAAGCAGCTTGATACTGAACTTAAACCCTGCTCATGCAGGGTTTTTTATTTGAATTATTGACTTATGGAGTCATTAGAATGGCTACGAATATTGTTTATATTGGTTCAAAACCAGTAAAGAAAGATACCGTGTGTGGTACGCGCCTCATTTTTAAACGTCATGAACCTATTCCGGTAGATGATGCATTAGCGCCACGCTTTTTGGATTTTCCTACCGTGTGGGTAAAGGAAAGTCAGCTAGAAGGCGTTCTTGAGCGACAAAAAATGCTGGACAAACTGGCTGAAGAAGAGCGACTTGCTGCAGAAGAAGCCGCTAAGAAAGCTGAAGCTGATGCCAACATGGTAGTGATTGTTGAAGGCGAAGAAGTTGATCTTGCTAAGTACAGTTCAAAACAGCTAGATACCTTTGTTGTCGCGCATGAATTAGAAATTGAAGGCCCTAAAAAGCCAGTAGATGACTACCGCAAAAAAGTGCGTGATGCATTTCGTGCCTTAACGAGTGAAGAGGGCGAGGAATAATCATGGCTCAGCTGTCTACCTTGATCCCGCTCGTTCGAGAGCGTTGCGGTGGCGTTCTTGAGAAATTTGCACTTGATCATCTTAAGCGTGCATATCAAAAGTTTTGCGCTGAGTCTTTGTATTTGGCTCGCTCACAACAATTCAATCAAGGTGAGGCAGCACTGTTAACCATTGATGATGAGCATTCGTTTGGGGGCGTTAGTTTTGTTCTCGATACTAACGGTCATGAGCTAGAACGTGGACTTGATTACAACGTATCAGTGAATGGCGAAGTGTTTTTAACAAAGAATACTTCAGCCTTTAAAGTGTTTTATTACATTACACCGTTGTTCTCACTCTCTGATGACTTTGACGCAAATGACACGCTTATCAGCAAGTATGCTGATTACCTTGCCGATGGTGCCGCATCAACACTCATGAAAATGCCTAATACCCAATGGACTGACATTAATTTTTCAGAGCACTACCGTCGTAATTTTGTAGACGGTTACCGCCTTGCATACCGCGAAGCTATCAATGAGCTGGACGAACAGCGACCAATTAAACCAAGAGAGTTTTACTAATGGCTATTGTCACATCTAAAGAAATTACCACGCGAGTAAATAAGTTACTAAACGATCCTGGCTTTGTTCGCTGGCCGGAAGAAGAGTTATTGAATTACTTGAATGATGCGCAGCGAGCAATTGTTCTACGCCGCCCTGATTCATATAGCATTGATATTGATGATTTTGCATGTGTAGAAGGCACAAAACAAGCACTGCCAGCAGATGCACTCCGATTGATTGATATCACTCGTAACGCAACCGGCAAGGCTATTCGCGGTCCATATAACCGTCAAGTGCTCGATGATAACCATGAGAACTGGTACGCAGGAACTGATGCTGCAGAAGTTCAGCTCTATATCTATGACGAACGTGTTCCAAAAACCTTTTACGTTTATCCAGGTGTAACAGCTGGCGTTCAATTAACACTAGCTTATTCAAAAGCACCGGCGTCAATTAATATGATTGCTCACAATGCAAGTGAAGTCATTGCATTAGATGATATATACGTCAACGCCATCATTGAATGGATCTTATACCGCTCTTATATGAAAGACGCTGAATATGCGGCAGATCCAAACAAGAGCACTATGCACTTACAAGCTTTTGAGAACCAGCTGGGGCAGAAGAATCAAGCTGATAGTGCAATGATGGGTCAGCAAAAGGGGCAGTAATATGACAGCAAGTGCAGGCGCGTGGTATCGCGTAGGAACAGTAAACGTAACAGTTGGTAGTCAATCAGTAACCGGTGTTGGTACAAACTGGCAAAATGATGTTATCTCTATTGCAATTGGAGACATTTTTACGCTTGATACTAAAACGTGGTACGAAGTAACGGCAGTAAATAGTGATACAAGCATCACATTAGACCGTGTTTTTGAAGGGAGTACTTCGAATGGTGAAAATTATGCGATTATCCGTAATACGTCCGGTACTATCCTTACCCGCATAGCTGGTCAAATATCAGTCCAGTTTAACCAAAAGCAATTGTTTTTAGATGAATTGCGAAGTTGGTTAAACTCTGGTGAAGCGAGCGAAGAGGTAACAGATAGCCATGGCGTTAAACAGGCTCTAAAAACACCTTCGCAAATGGTACGAGACCATGATAATAAACTTGCTGAACTAGATGCTATTCACCCCTTTCCGTGGGCCATGCGTAAAGTTGAATTTGAAGCTCGCCGTGCAGCTAATAATGAAAAGTTTGCAGCCAGTGGTTTTGTTCACAAGGGTAAAAAACTTGATAGTTCTAATTATATTGAGGTTAATGAAGGCTTCTATACAGGGAATATCTCTACAGGAGACTTTTTAGACAATCTACATTTGGGGGTGACAGCGGATAGCGCCGTGGCCATTGGCAATTCAAAAACAAATTATGCGACAGTTAATATTGCGGGTGTTGTAACTAAAATCGAACACTTAAGTATTATACATCCAAATATAGCCTCTAATATTAAGCTTCCTCCCACAGAGGATGGCACTCGAACATATGATAGTGCTACAGGTGTTTCTGTCAAACACGCATCCGCTTCTATAGCGTTTGCAAGCGAGACGGATACAAATAAAGTTGTTACAGAGCGTGTAGACCTGTGGGGGTTTGAAGCATTTTTGCGTGAAATAAATGATGCTGATCCGTTTGTTTATAATAACGGATTAATTCAATCTCAAGCAGCAAGCATAAATGGCGTTAATACAGTTAATGACAATGTTCGTCCGGCTTCATACTTTGCGTGGTATGAAGGTGATATCGCAAGCCGTGGCAAAGGTGTAAATTGGCAAACAGCAAATGAAGCGCAGCGCATTGGGATAGCGAGCGACCCTAACAACAATATTTTCTTTGATGATGAAACGGGTAAGTTTTACCAATGGTGTATTCGGGGGCGAAGTTTTGCTGGGGTTGGTAATGGTGATTGGGGGGATATCAACGCGGCAACAAATCTACTCTCTTTAAGATATGATCTTTACAATAGAGTGGCAGTTCAAGGCAAAGCAGACATTCCTCACACAGGAAATCCTTTTGTAGATAATACAGGACATCACTATTATGGTGAGCAAGCCTCAGCAACATTAACTAAAAATCAGATAGGTCTTTTCCGTCCATTTAGTAACACAATGGCAGCATATGGTGGTGTAGATGGAGAATGTTTCTTTTTTGTAGGGGGAACACAAAGCCGGCTTAATCAAGGAGCATATCACCCAAGTATTAATTCTTTGGGAGCAAATAGATTTGTTCGTGTAGGCTCTGAGGCATCAGGTGGTGATACCTGGGATGTTACCACTAAACAATATAGCACTTTGGCTGACTGCATGATTTTGGAGCAAGATGGTGGAGCAAGAGCCAATAAAGACTTTGGGAGAATGCTTTATCAAGCATCAGGAAGACCTGATGGTCGTTATTATGACGCCAACTATGAAGGCGGACAAGGTGGGGTTTGCCGTGATATGTGTTTTTCAGCTTGGGGCCTAAAGCCTGAAGATTTTTCAACTCAAGATAAGGCTATAAAATCAGGAACGTATCGAGGTCGTGAGAAACTCCGTATATTTGCTCCCGCTATTACACTTGGAAACTCTTATTATTATAACTCAGCAAACCCAACACTAGCTATTTATGGGACCAATCTTGGAAGTGAGCGAAATTTATGTATTGGAGATTTTATCTGGGTTAAGCCCGATGGAACATCAAAGTTTTATGGCGCTAAAATAATAGAATTATCTACTACGTATATTAAGGCAAATTTATTAGAGGGTTTTACTCACCCTATTTCTGATGGTGCTCCGCAAAATGTTCAAGTACCGACAGAGTACTGGATACCTCAATATTTAAACTCTTCGGTATCAGGTACGTTTACTCACATAGATGTAATTGGTGATCCTTCTAATATTTCACTCTGCGATGACTTGAAGGAGGGATGGCTTGGCGCTTGGATTCCAATTGTTCCAGATGGTACTTCCAAAGAAGCAAGAGGAACAAGACCTTGCCTAACTCACATCAATACCATTAGCACTTTGAATTTAGGTCAAAACTGGGGTAGGTCGTCATTAACTTTTCAGAATGCTAAAAATAGTTTTACGGGTAGCTTTTCAAGCTCGGCAATATATTTAATTACATATACATGCGCAAGTAAAACAACAGAAAGTACAAAGAATACCTTTGTTCATAATGAAAAATCGGGTCTTGGTTATATATTTGCTAGCTCTAGAGCTAGGGATGAAACAGGGAGAACTTTAGGGTATTCATTGACAGGTAAAATACTCACAAGTGAAAACGCTTCAGGGAATGGTAAAGACCAAGAACTGATATCTCTGAGTAAAGTTCAATTTGGTGATGGGTTTGAAATGCTAATTGGTTTAGGTTCGCTTCTTACAGAGCATCCGCCTTTAGGAATTATTGCACCACTTAATAACAGCCCAGGTTTTAAAGCGCTTAACTATAACGTCGTTGAAAACCAGCAAGCTTTTATTAACTACGCATACACAGAACTCAAACATAACGGCACGGACTGGGGAGATGATGGAAAAGTTCATATCGCCGATAACCAAACCACAATGCTCGACGAAAACGGTAACACTGTTTTAGTAGGCACAGCCCGTTGTGTTGAACCATTAGGATGGATTAAAAATGACAAATAAATTAGACGCTATTTTAGATTTTATCGTTCTGGATGAAGAGCAAGGGCCAGTCGTTGACGAGTACGGCATTCCCAAGCTTAAACAACGCCCTATTGTTAAATTTATTCCTGATTTAATAGCAAAAGGCAAAGTCCAAAACATTGAAATGTTTGCAGAACAATTTGCACAAGTTGAACAATGGGATTGGGCGGAACAGTACATTGCTTATTTAATTAGTGTTTATGAGATAGAGCAACACAATGCGAATTTACCAACCTATTTGAACGATGAAGGTAAGGAAGTTGAAACGTTGCCACTGGAATTACCTGAGGCGCCCGAAAGACCTCTACTCCAAACTCCACAAGAGGTGCTTGAGCCGTACCAAAAGCAAATTACAAAAGCGCTTGGCATAGAGTTCAAGGGGGTTCATATATCACTTAATGAGTCAAACCAAAATGGCTTGTCTGCGTTAAAAAGTGCACTTGAGTTATCTAAGGAGTTTGAAGTTAGCGACCAATTTTTCCCTATTAATTTTAACGCTGAAACATGCGATGGCACACAAGTATTGACGCTTGTCGATGAAGCCGAATTCAAAGAGTTTGGCTTGCAATTTGTTATGGCAAGAAAGGCATTTTTTGAGTAGACGTCATATGGATAGTATTAAAACTTTTAGAACGTTAACGGGCTATATTTTATGTGGCCTTTTATTTATCGGGCCTTTTATTGTTTTATCGGCATTTGCATTGTTTGGCAGTGCTTGGGCTTTCAACAGCTTATACAGTATCGATATAACAATTTGCAGTATTTGCCATGGCACCAAGCTTGAATCTATTTCCGCTCGTAGCTACAGGTTGCGGCAGGATATGCGTTACAACTATCAAATGCTCATCATTGATTTTTTAGCTAAGCCTTTCGATGGTGATAAACATTGCTACAAAGCTTACAAGTGGGAGAGCAAAGTAATAAAGCTAAACCAATAACGCCCACCTTTCTACTTCAACTTACATAAAGCGAATTACCATGCCTGCAATCACTGTTAAAACCTTTGCCGGTGAACGGCCTAAGCTCGATCCTCGTTTACTCCCCAACGAATCTGCATCTATCGCATATGGTTGTCATTTTGATAATGGCAACCTATCACCACTAAAACGCCCAGCTTTGACCGGTATCGCGGTACTTCAAACAGCAAAGACAATATACCAATACTTAAATCAATATTGGTTTGCGTGGGATAAGCACGTTCATGCAGTGCCAAGTCCTATCGCTGATGATCCGTGGCAACGTGTGTATTTTACTGGTGATGGATACCCTAAAGTAACAAACAACGAAATATTCAGCGGCTCAAATATGCCTGCAGCATCTTACCGGTTAGGCGTACAAGCGCCAGAAGTGCCAATTATAGCGTCTGTAACTGAGGGCGTTGACGAAAACGAAGATGGTGCAAGCATTGATCCTAATGATGACGAAACAAGGTATTACACTCATACATTTGTCACTGCAGCAGGTGAGGAAGGACCACCTGGTGAAGCATCACAAAGGGTTGAAATTAAATATCCAGATGAAGATAGCACCTATGTAACACTGGTATTTTCTCCGCCGAACGTGAACGCATCAAACATAACACATAGACGTATTTATAGAACTGCAACCGGAGGTGGCTCAGCTGATTATTTATTTGTTGCTGAAATACCAATCTCGCAAAACGCTTTCACTGATGATATTCAAGGAGATGAATTAGGTGCGGCACTTGATACATACGACTATGAAATGCCAAACGAAAATATGATTGGTTTAACGTCGATGGCAAACGGCATACTTGCAGGCTTTTTTGATAGCACAGTTTGCTTTAGTGAGGCGTACTTGCCTTATGCATGGCCGAGTGACTATCAGCAGACTACAGAGCATGACATTGTGACAGTTGCTGCGCTAGGCAATACATTGGCGGTACTCACTAAAGGTTACCCGTACTTGTTCAGTGGTATCACGCCTAGTGCAATGGCTGGTCAAAAATTGGAATTTAATCAAGCGTGTGTGAGTGGGCGATCAGCAGTTATTGTTAATGGCTCGCTGATCTATGCAAGTCCAGATGGTTTAATTTCATTGTCAACAAGTGGCCTCAGCATACTGACCAATCAAATAATTACTCGCGAACAATGGCAGGAGTACGATCCTCAAACAATCGAAGCCTATCACCAAGAGGGCCGCTATTTAGCATTTTATGGCGCTAACTTGGATAAGGGCTTTATCTTTGATCCAATCACAGGTGACTTTCGACATTTTACAGCAACTGCAGACTGTGGCTTTAACAGCTTAGTTGATGATGCGTTATATACATGCCAAGGAGGAAACCTAAGCAAGTGGGAATCCAGCCCGTCTGTTATGAGTTATCAGTGGCGTTCTAAGGACTTTGAAGCACAAGACATAAGCTTTGCTTGTGGCATGGTTAAAGGCGTTAATGTTAACCAATCAGGTTTACGGATTTTTGCTGACGAAATAGAAGTGCTGCACATTGAGCCCGGTAAAATTCCTAGCGCTGCGTTCAGACTCCCCCCAACACGCGGCGATTCGTGGGCGTTTGAAGTGTACGGCTGCGGCATAATACACAGTGTATCAATTGCAACGACGATGCGTGAGGTTGTGGCTTAATGGCAAAGAAGCTAAAAAGAAGTGATTTCCCTGGCATTGGCAGACAAAGCGGAAAACAAACGCAAAGCGCTTTAGCTGAAAATATAGAGTTACTTACCGGGCAGCGTGGCGATGGACAAAACAGAGCGTTATTAGTTAAAGATCTGGTAAATCTTGAGCAGATGAAAATAGCAGCCCTGCGCCAAAGCGCTACAAGTGGTAACACTAATGGAGGTGGCTTACCTATCAAAGTTGGAGGCGTAGAGCGTCCTCATAAACCAGTGAATTTAACTGGGACTGGCGGCTTTACTTTTATTGCGCTTACTTGGGATGCTCCAACGTATCGCGGCCATGCTTATGCTGAAATTTGGCGAAGTGAAACCGACTCATTTAGCAGTGCTGTACTTATTGCGACAGAAGTAGCCGATGTATTTAGTGATTCAGTTAGTATGGGGGCTGAATATTATTATTGGGTTCGCTTTGTAAATGTCGCAGATATGAAAGGACCGACACAGGGCGCAGCTGGCTTGAAAGTGGTAACACAAGAATCAGCTGCTATGATCTTGGATGAAATTGGCGGCTTGATTGAAAAATCACATTTAGGTGACTTCCTTACTTCTGCTATCGATTCTATACCTGATATTGAAAACTTAATAGACAGTATAGTTTTAGATGAAATACCCGCACTAAAAGTCGATATTGACCAATTTGAGATTGATATTGCTGAGTTACGCACCAATGTCGACCAGTTTTTTATTGATATTCCAGAGCTAAGATCAGATCTTGATAAAGTTAGTCTTGTAGAGATACCTGCGTTAAAGACTGATATTGACCAGTTTAAAATTGATATTCCCGCTTTGCGTGAGAACGTAGACCAATTTTTAATTGATATACCTAGTATTCAAGGTGCCGTTAGCAATATACAAGTAGAAATACCTAACATTAACAACTCGATCAATGCTTTAAACGTTGAAACTGAAAATGCTAAACAGAGCGCCGATGAAGCTAAAAACAGAGTTGAATCAATTGAAATAAGTAATGACGATTTAGCAAGACAGTTAATAGATGCGGCTCTTATTAACGACGAGAATTGGCAAAATAACGCGACTAAGTTTGTTCTTTTTGAGTCTGAACTTAATAACATGAGCGCTCGGATAGAGGCCGAATTTCTAACCAAAACAGAAGCTAATGAAGCTATTGCTGCTGCAGCGGAAACAATACGTGTAGAAATTGAAGAACATGGCACATCATTAAGCGGTGACATATCAAATACGTACTACACAAAAGCGACCACTGATCAGGCGATAGCAACATCAAGAAATCAGCTTAAGGCAGAAATCGAAGATCCTGAAGGTACTAGTGTAGGGGCCCTACTCAATACGCAATATTACACGAAGGTTGATACCGATAGTGCTATTAGTCTATTCGCTCAGCAACTAAAGGCTGAAATCGAAAATCCAAGCGGTAATAGCTTGGGCGCTTTAATTAATAATGATTATTATACAAGCGTCGAAACTGACAGTGCTATCTCTGCTTATGGTATTCAGCTTAAGGCAATGATTGAAGATCCAGAAGGGGATAGTTTAGGGGCTTCACTCCAAACAAACTACTACACAAAAACGGACACGGATAGCGCTCTAAGCCAACTAACCACAAATCTTGAGTCTGCCATTGAGATAGCAGGGCAAGACACTGAAAGTAGCATACAGGCCACATTAGACACGCAGTATTACACCATCACTGAAACTGATAGTGCAATTAGCCAAGCTACTACACAGTTAAAATCACAAATTGACGGTGAGATAAGTGCGACATTAACCAGTGATTATTTTACGAAAGCAGAAACTAACGAAGCAGTCACTACAGCATCGCAATTGCTCAAGTCAGAAATTGAAGATCCAGAAGGGAACAGCTTAGGCGCAACGCTTTTCACTGACTACTTTACGAAGGCAGATACCGAAGCCGCTATATCGCGCTCTATTTTTGAATTGAACAGCCGGTTTGACCCGCTGGCACAAGCTGTTATTGATAATGCGCTAGCTAATGATGAAGCACACAGCAAACAACAAGTTATAACGGCCAACATTCTACAGCAACAGCAAGTTACTACGGATGAGACAAAAGCGCTTGCAGAGTCATTAACTGTTATTGAGTCGCAATTCAATGACAGTAGCGCTCGCATAACAGAGTTAACCAAATCATTTTCAGATAGCTTGGCAGCAAATGCACAAAGCACGTTCCAACTACTTAGTACGATAAATGAAAACAAAGCATTCTTAGAAACAAATTATCTTACAAAGGTTGATACTGAAGAAGCCATAAGCCAAGCTGAAACGCGACTACAATCAAGCATAAACGGCACAAGTTCTGACATTTACCAAAACTTCTACACAAAATCACAAACAGACAGCGCGATAAGTACAGCAGTAACCGTGTTGGGTTCAGCAATAGATAGCGATATAGGCGAAGTCTCCGCAGACTTACAAAACAACTATTTCACAAGCATTGAAACAGATAGCGCTATAAGCCAGGCAACGCAGCTTTTAAAAAGTGAAATAGAAGATCCAGAAGGCAATAGCATTGGCGCTATATTAATAAGCGACTATTCGACAAAAACAGAAATAGACAACGCTATAAGCGAAGCGTCCCTTCAACTGAGTAGCAGCATTGATGATTTAGAAGCCAGTATTTTTGATAGTGTTTACACTATTGCTGGTGCTGATGAAGCAATTGCAAATAGTGTTACAGCGTTGAGATCAGAACTAAACCAAGCCATTGATAATGGGTATATCGAAACACTGCAAGCAGTCACTGCAGATTTACAAAGTAATTACTATACGAATGTGACTGTTGATAGTGCGATTGCTCAAGCCACAACGACGCTAAAAAGTGAAATCGAAGACCCTAACGGTGACAGCCTAGGCGCTGAGCTGTTTACTCAGTATTACACCAAAACCGATACAGACGGTGCACTTGCTGAGTTAAATACACAGATCAGGGCTGAAATGGACCCGTTAAGCCTAGCTGCGATTGAAAATGCGTTGGCAAATGATGAATCAAACAGCCAAAGACTTCTATTTGAAGCAGAAATAATATCCAAACAACAAGCGCTTGTTGACGAACAAGGGGCTATTGCTGAATCTATATTTGCACTACGCTCCGAATTTGGAGATAGCCAAGCAGAATTATACAGGCTTGAAGAAACGTTTGCTGGAACTGCTTTGGCGACAGCTAAAGAGGTTACGCGATTAGAGTCATCTATAGACGGCGTATCAGCAACATTATTGAACAGCTATGACACATCGGCAACGATAGCCGAAGCGATAACAAGCGCAACGACAGCGTTAAGAAGTTTAATTGAAGATCCAGATGGAAATAGTGTAGGAGCGAACTTACAGTTAAATTATTATACTAAGACAGATACTGACAGCGCTTTAAGTGAATTAAACACGCAACTTCAATCATCAATAGATGGCGTGAGTGCTGATATTTACGAAAATTTTTACACGAAAGCGAATGCTGACAGCGCTATAAGTTCTGCGGTAACGGCGCTTCGATCCGACGTTGAAACTGATATTGGGCTAATTAACGCAGGTTTAGACCAAAACTATTACACTAAAACAGAAACGGATAGTTCTATTACGCAGGCGGACCAATTACTAAAAGCCGCAATTGAAGATCCTGAAGGTGAGAGTTTAGGTGCTACCTTATTTAATTCATATTACTCAAAAGTGGCGACAGATAGCGCAATAAGCGACGCAACTACAGCCTTAAACTCAACGCTTAGCCAATTGGTTTCTGACGGTGACCAGACTGTTATTGATGAAATAAGCGCTGACTTACAAGTTAACTACTACACCAAGACAATAACGGATCAGGCGATTGCTGATGCAACAACACAGTTACAGTCAAATATTGATGATGCAAATGCTGATTTATATGAAAACTTTTTCACGAAGTCTCAAACAAGCAGTGCCATAACAAATGCGACAACAGCGCTAAGATCTTCACTAACTCAAGATATTGAAGATGGTGATCAGGGCATTAAAGAGGAAATACATGCAGACTTACAAGTTAATTATTCAACTACGGCAGAAACCAACACAGCCATTAGCCAGGCAACCACTGCGTTAAAAAGTGAAATTGAAGATCCAGACGGGGATAGCTTAGGCGCTACGCTCTTTAATGATTTTCAAACAAAAGCGGACGCAGTAGAAGCCAGTGCAAGCACCAGCCAACAGTTAAGAGCCGAGTTTGAACCAAGTGCACAAGCGATTATCGAAAACGCGCTTGCTAATGACTTAGAAGGTGAAAGACGGATATTTGCCGAGGCTGACTTAATCCTCAATCAGCGTGTGCTTGCTAATGAGCAAACTGCTCTGTCTGAAAGTGTTTTTGCTTTGAATGCGGCTATAGATGAAAGCAACGCAGGCTTATACCAACTGCAAACAGCGTTTGCTACAAAGGCGCAAGCAACAGCACAAGACTTATTAAAGCTTGATAGTGATGTAGGTGACGTTAAAGCAGATTTAATAAACAACTACCTTACAAGCGCTAGTGTAAACGAAGCAATTGCAAGTGCTGATCTTGCTTTGCGTGCAGCGATGGAAGATCCTGATGGTGATAGTATCGGCGCTGATTTACAAACGAACTACTACACGAAAGCCGCAGCTGATAGCGCCATTAGCTCAGCAACAACGCAATTGAAAAACGTAATCGAGGACCCAAGCGGCGACAGCATAGGTGCTGATTTATTTGTTAACTACTTAACAAAGGCAGAAACGAACGCTGTAATTAGCGAAGCTAAAACGCTTTTAAATTCGACTATTGATGATCTTGAATCAGACTTGCAGGTTAATTATTCAACCACTGTGGAAGTGGATGCAGCAATAAGCGAAGCATCAGAAGTTTTAAAATCTAACATCGATAGCAACCAAGCAATGCTAGTGTCTGATTATTACACGAAAGTTGCTACAGATGGCGCCATAAGCTCAGCAATCAATGCTCTTCAGTCTAGTTTTGATAGTGATATCGATTTCTTGGTGTCGGACTTAAAAACCAATTATTACACAAAAACGGCTGCAGATAGTGCTATAAGCAATGCGACAACGCAATTAAAAAGCACCATAGAAGATCAGGCTGGTAGCAGCATAGGCGCGGATTTATACAACAACTACTATACAAAAACAGCAGCAAACAACGCTATTAGCACTGCAACAACAACGTTAAAATCACAAATTGAAGATACTAACGGTTCAAGCGTTGGCGCTAGCCTGCAAACACTTAGTCAAACAGTCGCGACAAACGAAGGTGTTTTTTCATCGCTTTGGGGAGTTAAAACGAATGTTAACGGCTTGCAGTCTAGTATTGGCCTTGTAAATGATGGTGTGGAACCTATATTTGCGGTGAAGGGCGCGAAGTTTGCTGTTATAACAGATCAAGATTCTACTAACTTAACTCCTGTATTTGCTGTTTCTGACGGCAAGACAGTTATAAATACGGCAGTAATTGACCAAGCATTTATTCAAAGCTTAGTTACCGATGAGTTGCTATCAAACCGTGTAGTTGTAGGCTCTCAGTTAAGCTCTCCATCTATAAACTATAATCCAAGTACGGGAGCAAGAAGTAACAATTTCTCGATTGATCCTAATGGTAATATGCTAGCTAAAAGCGCAACTCTTGAATCAGTCACTATAAAAGATAGTAGTGGCAATGTAGTTATGTCGTCTACAGGGGCTATACCATCATCTAAAGTGACAGGACTAGGGACATTTGCAAGTAAAAATTCATTAAATTACAATGAGTTGGGAGGGAAACCTACGCTTGGAACTCTAGCGGCAAAAAATTCGCTCTCTTTCAATGAGTTAACAGGCTACTTGGATTATGACGAGATAACAGGAAAACCCGTGCTAGGCCCGTTTGCTGGACTTAGTAAAATCCTGAGCTCAAATGTTAGTACATATATTGCAAATGGTGCAATTGGCAGTGCACAAATAGATCAGGCTTATATCAACACTTTGTTTGGTAATAATGCGAGTTTCTATGGAACCGTTTACGCTGCAAACATAGAGGGTGATGTAACTGATTTAAGAGTGAAAACATCATCTAACGTAAATGCGACAACTCATAGCCAAGAATACACGGTGATCAGTTTTACAATTGCAAGTTTGCCATTTGCTCGAAGTGTTACTGTAAGTGGAATTAAGATTATTGGTAGTCATGGTTTTAGTGCGGCGCCAGAAGCTGAGGTATTGTTATATGTATCAGGTTTCAGCGGCGCACAAGATTCATACACGCATGCATTTAGTGGTGATGATGGAACGCGAACTGCGGTAACCAAAACATTAGCGGCAACAATACCAGCGAACTCTAGTAGGACAGTAACATTAAAAATCAAGAAGACATCAACGGAAGGAACGCAGACCGTTAACGCTCCGGCGCAAAGCATTATCTGCCAAACCTTCAAAGATGGATCAACGATTAGTTAATGGCAAAACCCCCCAATATAGGTTAGTATTTTTACATAATGGACAAATCGTATCTGCAGTGTGTGTCATGGGCCAACCACCGTGACCGGCTTAAAGAGCCAATAACGCGAATAGGTAACACGGCGAACGAACCCAACTTGTTCAATGAAATAGATAAAGCCTGCTCAAATGAGTGGGCTTTTTTGTTTGTGGCGCCCGATGGCTTCGTTGTTTTGAGGCCGCGTTCGCAAATGAAACATGAGTATATCCAAGTGTGCGTTGCTTCTTGTCATGGGGGCGATGCAATCAACCGGTATCTCTATCACATCATTCGCCTTGCCAAGTGTGGCCGGGCATCCTTCATAGAGTTTTCAACAGCACGTAAAGGTTTTAATAAAGTCGCACCGGCTTATGGTTGGCGTCGAGTTTGTGTGCGTGACGGTTTAGTTGTCTGGCGGCATTTTTTAGAGGTTTGTAAAGCATGAGTAAATCAGGCGGGGATATTAAAGAGACTGAGTACGAAAAGGAGCTCGCAAAAGTCTACGCAGAGGAATGGGCTTACTATCAAGACAGCATAGTTCCATTTGAAAATATGGTTATTGATGACGCTAAAGAAGCGAATGATGGAAGTGTTTATTCAGACATTGCTGAAAGTGCAAACCTTGGTAGCCAAAAAGCATTCACTAATGCAAGAACAAACACCGCCACGAATTTAGCTGCAAGTGGTGTCAATCCAAATTCAGGTAAATTTAAAGGTACGTTAAGCGACTTAAGCGACAAGCAATCAGTTGTATCGAGTGACACCACAGCACGGTCACAGGTAGCAGGGCAAGAACGCTATATAGACAAAATGAGCAATGTAATGGCGATGGGCCAAGGTCAATCTCAAGAAGCAACAGCGACCTTAACGGACATTGCACAAAGCTCACAGCGTAAAGCCTTTAATGATGCAAGCATCTCACAACAGCAAAGTGACAACTTACTTGGTGCTGCTGGTGCGATTGCAGGCGCAGGGGCTAGTTACTACAAGAATCAGCCCGCTGTAAATGCAAACAATGCCAACACAATCACCTATAACGCAACTACTAACAGTAGCTTGCTCGACGATAGCAATATCAATGCAACAAGAACAACTTAGGAGATAACACCATGGCAGACACACCAGCAACAACAGATGACCCATTCGATCTTTATGCAGTTGATTCAAGCCAAATACGCACAGGTCGGTATCAAGATGCGTTAGCGGATTTAACTCGTCAGCAATTTGAAGATTATAAAAAGCGATACCTTCCTGTGCAGGAAAAGTTATTTTCGTTAGCAACGGATGATTCGCTATTAACAGAGCAGCTTGAACGAAATGAGCAGAACATTAATAGCAACTTCAAGATTGCTAAAGAAAGCGAGGATCGGCAGCTAGCACGTTTTGGTGTTAACGCAGCAAACAGCAAGCAAGATAATAACAATAATAACCTGCTTAAAAGCCTCACAACGGCATCTGTCAATAATGAAACACGCAGTTCAGTGGATGATCTGCAAAACAAAATACTAACTGGTCAAGGTGGTGCTACAAGCACGCTTGCTGATATAGGAAACGTCTAATGTCTTATTCAATTATGAACGCAGGCCAAAGCACTAAGGCCAAATCAACTCAGTCACTCAAAACGCTCTCAGATATGGAGCAAAACCGAGAAGTAGCAAATGACCAAGCTGATCAGGCGCAAAAAAATTCGCAAATGAGCGGCACTGCAACCGGCGCAATGATTGGCACACAGATAATGCCAGGCTGGGGCACTGCTATTGGTGCTGTAATTGGTTTTGCTGCAGGTTCTTTATAAGGGGGAGTTATGGCAGGTGCATTCGTAGATGGCGCGTTAAAGGGCTTCAACATGATGGAGCGCCATCAGTCTCGTCAATTCAATGAACAGCGTTTAAGTGATTTAGATAAGCGAAATGAGGAACGATATCAGCAAGGACAGATGCGACTAGCTGATTTAGACAAACAAAGAAAAGCGGAGCGTGCAGAAGATGTGGCATTTAGAAATCAGCAGGCAAAGCAAAACAATGAACATCAAAAAGCAACGCTTAGGTCAATGAATGACTATCGCAATAAATCACTAGAACAGCGTGCTGCTGAAACTACATGGCAGCAAAATTACCAAACTCAACAAGATACTTGGAAAAAAGATCAAGGTGATATAGCGCTAGGTTGGCAAGCTTTTCGTGAATACGGGAAAGTACCAGAAGCATTAGAAGAAGTATTTAAGCGAAATCCAACGAAAGATCCAAGACGATATACAGATCCCGCTTTACGTGAAAGCGTTAAGCAACTACACAGTGTTATGGGAGAAGCAATCAAAACGGGCCAGCTTTCTAAAGTAAACGAACCCGACTCAATCAAGTTATTCAATAACGTTTTCAAAGAGAAAATTAATTCATCTGTTGGGCATTTTGATAAGTTAGTCGGTGCAAAAATCGCAGATGTTAATTTCGCTGGTTTTGTGCCTGTTGAAGATAAAGAAGGCCGTGTTGCATTGGCTTTAGAAGTTACATATGAAAATGGCTCTAAAGAAGTCAAACCCATGACTAAAGGCAGAACATCACAAAGCGATGATCCTGTTCTAACTTTCACACCAAAAGAACTTATCGGAACGATCAATTCTGCTGCGACAATGGCAGATATGATGGAACGGCCAGAGTATTACGATCGTCTTGGTATGCAATTGAATGCGAATATGGGCATTCGAACCAGCCCTCAATCTAAAGCTAATGACGCCAAAGAAGCTGAATATAGAAAAGCTAAGATGCAATTGCTTGAGTCCAAGGCAAAAGCGTTAGCAGATGTTGAATCTGGAAAAGGGGCGCCTATTCCATTAGAAGGAGAAGCGAAAGAACAGGCGATCGCAGGTGTAGAGACTCAGTTTCAAAAGCAGATGGAACAATTAGACAGCATCTACGGGAAAAGTAGCTCTCCAGAAAAATCAAATAAAAAGCAAGCGGGAACAGTCAAATACACAAGTCATATTGATGGTGTAGATGCAAAAGGAGTGATTGCTAAATTTATGGAAGCCAATAAAAATTTGTCAGAACAACAAGCCATTCAAATTGCAATTCAGCAAGGGTATTTATCAAATGAACAATAAAATAATAGACCCATTCACTAAGAAAGAAATTGAATTTATAGATCCATTTGCTGAAGAACAGACAGAGAGTGGAATAGCTGCATCATTTGGTGCAGGTGTTGATAAGCTACAAGAGTTAGGTTACCGAGCTGTAAAAGGTTTCACAGATGTTGGCAAACCTAAAGAAGATCAAACAAATTCATTAGGCAGAGCTATAGGTCAAGGAGGTTCATTATCGAAATGGGCTCAAGAAGGCATTGACAGAAATATTGAAGAACAAAATAGCTATGAACCTACAGTTAAATCATACAAAGACATTGATAGCCTAGGTGACTTTGCTAGCTATGCAGGCGAGTTAACCGCAGGCTCTATTCCTTACATGGCGGGAGCTGCAACGGGTGTAGGCGCTTTTGGTATGGCCGGCGGCCTTGCACAAGAAGCTTATGAAAAACAGCCTGAAGGTGAAAAAGATGCAACACGCGCAGTTGTGTCAGGTGCTGGGCAAATGCTACTTGAACGACTTGGCATTAAAGCTAGCATGGGCCAACTAGGTAAAGATATTTTAAGAGATGGAGTTCTTGAGACAGCAAAGCGTTATGGTAAAGGTGAATTAACAGAAGCTGTACGTGATCCTAGTATTGCTAAACGGCTACTAAAAGGCGCAGTTGGTGAAGGCGTTACAGAGACAGGCCAAGAAGCATTAGCGCAGTGGGGGGCTGGCAAAAGTCTGGATGAGTTTGAAAAATTGGACGAGGCTTTTGTAGGCGGTTTGGTTGTAGGGGGTATAGTTAGAACTGGCTCTGAGGCAACTCAAAAAGCACTGGGCTATCAGCAAAGAACAGCTGAGGTAGTGAAGAATAGTGCTGATAGTTTAGTAGAGTCAGGTGTACCTCAAGACGAAGCAATTGATATGGTACGAGTCAAACAGTTTGAAGCGGCTAAAAAGCAAGGTTTTACTGATGCTGAAGCCTCTGCAATTGTTGCTCGAACCATGAAAGAAAAGTTTGGTATAGATAACGACTTATTTAATGCAGCATCAGAACCTGAGCCATTACCTGAGCAGGCTTCGCCTAATGAAAATGTGACAACTAATCTAGGTGAAAATGATGCAGTTAGTGATGTAAATTATGACGCACCAACTGCAGCGAGACAAGCTGGCTTTGGTGAGTCAAACAAAGATGCCGGGCAATATGGTGATATGCTTACTAGCCCAGTCCAAGATTCAATAAAAGCACTTAATGATGGCAATAGATCGCCGTCAGTCAATGAGCGAGTACAAGCAGCGGCTTTAGATAAATCACCAACACCAGAGGACCGTTTTAGCCCCATTAAGTACACGCATGAAGGCGACTATTTAGAAGCTGAACCTCAGAACAGGCAAGGGATTGAAAAAGCACCAATCGAAGGAACTGTAGAGCCAGAACAGGGCAAACTCCCAACATCACAAGAAATAGCGGATCGCCAAGCGCGTGAAAAGGTTTTTGCTGATCTTGCCGCGCAACCAGAAGGCATTGAACAAAAAGATATTATCTTTGCTGAAGATGGCAGGCCTAAGCAAGAGGCTCAACAACGAGTAGAGAAAGCAGGTCGTGACGCTGAGAACTTATTGCAACATAAAGATATAATTTTTTCAGGTGATCAAAGTGGTATAAACGTTCAAAAGGACGGACAACCATTTAAAAGCAAACGCGATGCATTGTTAAGCAAAGAGGCACGTGCAGCACGTAGAGCTGGCGATAAAACTAAAGCAGTTTCCTTTGATAATGGTTTTGGTTGGACGATTAAAAGTCCCGCTCAAAATAAAGGTAAGGGCACTGAGCCCGCAACAGAAGAAGCCACAGGAAAACAGGCCGACATCAAAGGCGAAATGATAGATTCTGAATGGCAGGCTTTTTCACCACAAAGCCAAACTAAAAAAATACCGCGTGGTGAAATGCCACAAATAAAAGCGGAAAATCGCGGTGCCATGGTTAACTTCATGAAAGCCAGAGGCATTGAGCACAAGCAAGATACAGTTTCAGCACAGTCGTTGAAACCAACACAAGCAGAGTTCTCACCTAACAAAGTTACACAAGCTAAAGAATACGAAGGCGGCGAGCGTTCGATTTTAGTGTCGAATGATAACCATATATTAGATGGTCACCACCAATGGCTAGCTGCTAGTGAAAAGAATAAGCCTGTTAAAATAATTCGTTTAGATGCACCAATAGAGCGATTAGTGCCACTGGCAAAAGAAATGCCGAGTACTGAAACTCAGGACAACACTGGTAAATCAATTGAAAAAGACCCGGTCACCCTTGAACAAACAAACGAACTGCCACCAATCCTAAAAACATCTAAACGGAAATGGCTTCAAGCTGAAGCTAAAAAGCAAGGTCTTAAAAAAGATTCACCTGGCTATGAAGCTGCTATGAAAAAACTAGATGAAGGGTATGAGTCTGCTGTTGATAAAGCGTTTGCAGAGCAGTCTTTTGAAACTTATCAGCGGTTTAATGCTGACACACCTGAAAGTATTAATCGGCAGGCTTATAACGAGTTAAGAAAAGAGTTCGGCATAAAAGATAAAGAGCCGCCAACTTATGATAAGACACCAGAGCAAAAAGCAGAGCCGCCACAGAGCGGCTTTTCTGTACCTAGCGAACAGGAAAGAAAGCAAACAAGTGATTCAGAAGTCATTGAAGATTTCGGTGAAAAGTTAGGTGGTGCTCGTAAAGATTTATGGGGCGGGTTTGCAGAAAGCCTTGACGAAAAATCAGACTCAATAAAATCGAAACCACTTAGCAAAGCCTTGCCTCAACCTGATTACCAAAAAATGTCAGATGAAGGCGCAGATTCTAAAGCATTAACTTTTATTGCAATGGCAAGAGGGAGCATACCTGCAAAACCAAAATTGAGTCATAAGGTCAGCGACTGGGCTGATTATGTAGATAAAGTTAAGCAATCGATTAATCGAGTTTTGAAAGAGGGGGCCGACCCTGAAAGTGAAATTAACTTACTTAGTCACTTCATGCGCAAAGGTACTTTAAATGGCGCTAAAGAGGCTTTAGGCACAATTGCAAATGCGAACCCTGCAATTCTGAAAGAGGCGGCGAAATATCGCATACGTTCTGCCAAATATAGCTTGTTCAATGGCAAAGAACACAAGCCAGCTAAAACTTTTTACACTATTGAAAAACAAGGTCGCCGTATAAGCTTAGATAATGCAGTTGAGACATTGGAAGAAGCTCAAAAGCAGTTAGCTGAAATAATTAAGATTGAGAGTCAATCAACAAATAGACAAGCAAGACATTCCAAAATAAATGTGTTTCGTGACAGGTATACCGGCCAAGTGTATTTGGGCTGGAAGGGTGCGAGTGGTGTATTAAAAATTCAAGACTTCAAAACCCCGGGCGAAGCTCGAGAGCATTTAAGTACTAACAGAGATGCAGTTGAAGAGAAGTTGCAGAAATTAAAGTCCACACCGAATATGCGTAAGCCTGTGAATGCGGAACGAACAGGACCAGAAAGACACTCTGATAATGTAACACCTGGAACGTTTACTGAAGCATTTGGGTTTCGAGGTGTTGAATTTGGGAATTGGGTTGAACAGGGTAAGAGACAAAAGGATCTCAACCAAGCATATGATGCATTGATGGATTTAGCAGAAGCGATAGATGTGCCACCGAAAGCGCTTAGTTTAAATGGTCAGCTTGGCCTTGCATTTGGTGCCAGAGGAACGGGGGGCAAAGAGCCCGCAGCAGCACATTACGAATCAGGCAATATGGTTATTAACTTAACTAAGAAGTCGGGTTCAGGTTCCCTTGCTCATGAATGGTGGCATGCACTTGATAATTATTTTGGCAGGCAAAAAAATAGCGGTTCAGATTTTATTACAGAGTCACCATATCACTTAAAAGGCGATGAAGTTCGCCCAGAAATGGCTGAAGCGTTTAAGAGGGTGCGAAATGTTATTAATGCAAGCGATTTACCCAGCCGGTCATTAAAGTTAGATCAACGTAAATCTAAAAAGTATTGGTCCACAAATGTTGAAATGACAGCGCGTTCATTTGAGACATTCATAATCGATAAGTTGAATAAAGGAAAAATTAAAAACGATTATTTAGCAAATGTAGTTAGTGATGAAGCTTGGAGTGCGGCGGAGTCACTTGGTTTTGAAGATGGCAATACATTCCCTTACCCATCGAGTTCAGAGCAAACCCCAATCAATGAAGCCTATCAAGCATTGTTTGACACAATCGAACATAAAGAAACGCCTGAAGGGATCAAGTTCTTCTCTAAATCCAATGCCAAAGAAAAGGCTAAAGGTGTTGCAAAAGGTGATGCTGAAAAAACAGCAAATAGTTTCATTAAATCTTTGAATGGCGCCAATGGAATTAATATTCATGTACTCGAATCAACTAACGATGCTGAGAAGCTATGGCGTATGAGTTTAAGTGACTCAATCGTTAAGGGGGCTTATAACGATAAAACTAAAACGGTCTATGTAATAGCAGAGAATATTGAAAGCGAATCAGATTTAAAACGAACTTTAGCACATGAAACTATTGCTCATGGTGGTTTAGACACTGTTATAGGTAAGGAAGCACATCAAGAGTTCTTAAATCGCATAAAAAAAACGAAAGGTCGAAAAGCATTTGAACAATATTGGAAAGATGCCAATAAAGATTATTGGGATTCCAGCGATGACGTAAAAGCAGAAGAAATATTTGCACGATTTGTTGAGAATGAGCCTAGTAAAGGTGAGCTTAAGTATTGGTGGCAGGCATTAAAGCGTTGGCTAAAAGCACAGCTTGATAAAGCCGGTATTATGTATCGTGAAGATGATGAGATTACTCATATGCGCGAAATGCTGCACAGCATTGTGAAAGGCTTTAAATCGAAAAATGCTCCATACACCGACTCAATAGGGGAGTTAGCATACAGCCAGACGGGAAATAAATTTAGTCAAACGACGACTGCTGATAAACGCACTGCCAAAGAAAAGCTGGGCTTAACTGAAAGTGCTCAGAAAACCTTGTCAGATAAAGCGAAAGAGCGAACGGCTGAAGTTATGGAGACTTTAAAGAGTGCTCCTTTTTGGAACCGATTGAATGAAGGTATCTTTGATGGTCTTGCAGGCATTAAACAAGCAGAGGAAGCGATTGGTGTAACTGATCCCAATAAACAAGGCTATGTAAGTGCGCGTTTGGCGGCAGGAGTTTCTGACGTATTACACGGTGTATTCAATTATGGTGCGCCGCAATGGAAAGACGGGATCATTCAACGTAAAGAAAACACAAAGGGCTTGCTCGAAGTTTTTAGTATGGTTGAAAACGATTTAAATGATTGGTTAGCGTGGATGGGGGCTCACAGAGCTGAACGATTAAAGGCACAAGGAAGAGAAAATAATTTATCAAAAGCTGATATTGAAGAACTCAAGTCACTAGCGAAAGGAAAAGAAAAACTCTTTGAAGAGGTTAGAGCCGAGTACAATAAAATCAATTCAGCTATTCTCGATGTAGCTCAAGGTGCAGGGCTCATTAATACACAGCAGCGCAAGTCATTCGATGAAGAATACTACGTCCCATTTTTCCGTGATATAGGTGAAACCGATCCAGAAATGGATGCAATAAAACGCTCTATCGTCGAGCCTCACACACGCAAAGGTATTGCAGGCCAGTCAGCACAAATTAAAGAACTTAAGGGCGGCAAACAATCTACCAAGGACCTATTAGAGAACATCATCACTCGCCAAAGCACTTTAATTGAAGCGTCACTCAAGAACAAAGCTATGCAGGAAGTCGTATCAAACCTTGATGGCACTGACTTTATGATCCATGAAAAGAGCGATGATGCTAAAAGCATGACGCAAGAAGAGTTGAATCGAAACAGTAAAGTACGAGTTATGATAAACGGTGAGCCACAAGCATACTTAGTTAGTGATCCCGCTCTCATGCGCTCACTTATTCAAGTGAACAGCTCGGGTAGCCAGAATATCGTTAATAAAATCGGCCGTAGCGCAAAAAGGTTTTTAACTGCAGGTATAACATTGTCACCTGACTTTATTGCAAAGAACTTTATTCGTGATGCGGCGCATGCTTGGATGATCAATAAAGATGGGTTCAAATTTGCTGCAGACAGCGTTAAAGGTTTGAAAAAAGCGTTTAAGGAAGATGAAGCGTACCGAGACCTTATATTCAGTGGAGCAGCCTTCCAAGGTGGTTATATTCATGGAGCAGATCCAGAAGCTGCCGCACAGCAAACTCGTAGAGCATTAGCAAAGAAAGGTTTATCTGAGAACGAGATAAATACTTATCTAGGCAGTTTAGTGACCAACGGTAAGCAGTTACTAGAAACATATCGGAATATAAGCGACAAGGTTGAGAATGCCAACCGGTTAAGCACATATGAAGCGGCATTAGCAAACAACAAAAGTAAGCGACAAGCAGCTTTTGAAGCGAAAGACTTAATGGATTACAGCCTTAAAGGTAATTTTACGACAATTAATTTCATGGTTGATGTATTGCCATTCTTTAACGCACGTTTACAAGGCATGAGTAAACTAGTAAGAGCGGCTAAAGCACAAGGTGATGATCAATTAGTTAAAGTGCTCAGTCGTGAACTAGCAATGAAAGGTATTAAAGTCGCAGCCTTTAGTCTTGCATTGGCTATGTATAATGATGATGACGAACGTTACCAAGCATTACCTGATTGGGATAAAGATGCTAACTGGCATTTCTTTTCTGGTGATGATCATTGGCGCATTCCTAAGCCATTTGAGTTAGGCGTGATTTTTGGCACCATTCCAGAGAGGTTGTTTAACTACGCCGCGGGTAACCAGAGCAGCAAGGATCTGCAAAAGTCATTAATGCATGCAGCCCTAACAACGATGGCATTAAACCCTACACCCCAATTTATACTGCCGCTTGTTGAAACGTCATTAAACCGTTCATTCTTTAGAGATGCACCTATTGAAGGCATGGCAGATCAAAATAAACAAGCCCAAGACCGTTACAGTGCTTTCACTAGTGACACCGCAATTGCATTGGGCAAAACGCTTGGTTGGTCACCTAAGAAAATTGAGCATGTGATTTTAGGTTATACCGGTACGATGGGGAGCTATGTTCTTGGAGTCAGCGATATGATTGCAAGACAGGCCATTGGTAAGGTTAATGCTGAAACACCAATTAATAGATACCCGGTGATTAAATCTTTTTACCAAGGTGACACGCCCAAATCGAACACTAAGTTTGCAAATGAGTTCTATGATGCGCTTGATGCTGCTAATCAAGCCTATGGAAGTTATAAGCGCGCTATGGAGCTTGGTGATACTACTCGCATTAAGGAGCTACTTGAAGATGATGGTAGTAAACTACGTTCTAGAACGGGATTAGCAAAGGTTCAACGCTCTATATCAAAGTTAACCAAAGCTAAGAATGCAATTAATGATAGTAGGCAATTAACTAGTTCTCAGAAACGCGAGCAGATAGATAAAATACAGAAAAAAATTAATATCATTTACCATAAAGCTTACTTGGCATTTAAGTTGGGTGAGTGATATGAAAAAGCCCGCTCAATAGCGGGCTTTAAACATAAGTCTTAATTAATTAAAGAGACTCTAACTCTTTAACTTTCTTAATAGCTGCTTCAAATTTGGACTTGTTTTTCTCATCCCACTTAAAGTTGCTTAGACCTGGAGCAGGAGCTGAGGCAACAACATCACCATTGAAAAGTTGCTTAGCAATTTCATCATGAATTTTACTTTTAGATAAAGGCTCACCAATATCGTTAGCAGCAGTTTCTATGTTTAATTCCATAAAATAACCCTCCGTAAGCATCGAATCAACGATGGTGTTGTAATCATTGTTTGGTACACTGACATTATTGTCGTCACTTTCAAAGCATACATATTTCACAATATCACTGGTATGTAGGTCTAGTGTCGATGCAGTCTTGATCGCAAGGTCTGTACATCGGTTCAAGTTCCAGCACTGAGCAGCATACAAGTTGCCTGAGCCTGAAAAAACAGAAATAACTTCATCTGTTTCTTTACAAAAGCATAAATACTTATGTCCTGCATCAAAAAGTACTTCGTTATTTTTTTTATCAATTATCAGCAGACTAATAGCCTCTTTTCCTGAGCTATCTTTAGTTTCTGGTAGTTTGCTTGTGTCCAAGCTGTTGAACCACCAATCTTTCCATTGAGCTATTAATTGCCCATTTCCTGCAAGAATAAGAACTGCATTTTCAAGATTAGCTATTTTCTCAAACTTAGCAATATCAGTATAGAAAAAGTAAACGTTACCATCAGAAAGTCTTGCTTTTGCAGACCAACGCGTATCAGAAGCAACACGTTTGTTATAGATATCGTAAATTGTTGTTGTCATTGTTTCGCCACAAATTCCATTTTGTTGTATGTTACCTAAGTCAAGCAGATTTTCCTAGTAGTTCTTAAAAATTGAAAAATTTTATACTAGGTTAGCTTAATCTAATATGAAGTGGGCTTTAAAAAATATAGTTCAACATCTTGTTTGGATTTTATTTGTTTTAATTGAGTACCTTTGGATCAATACTATTTGATTGGAATTTGAAGATAAGAAATTGCTGGCAATTTAAGGCAGGTCCAATACTAAAATTGGACCTGCCCAATCGTCCAATGCTTCTGACCCTTGGGTAGGGGGCCTCCACAAAAGGAATGTCCTTAAAAGGATGTAAAATGAATAAGCAAGTAATTCAGTACATAATTTTGAACAATTCAAAAGTACATAAAACGACACCTCATCGTCAACTAGTTTTTAAATGTTTAAAAGGAATTTATATGAAACTGTTTGTTTTTTTATCGTTATCCATGATTTCTTTATCATCTTCTGCTCATAGTGGGCGAACGAATTCAGAAGGCTGTCATAATGACCGCAAAAATGGTGGCTATCATTGTCATGGCGCAAAGACAAAGCCCTATACAAATAAATCCACTTCAGTAATCACGCCAACTTCTCCACCAGTTCTAACAAGTTACAACAGAAAAGATTGGCCTCACTGGGTAGATGCAGACTCTGACTGCCAAGATACTCGAGCTGAGATACTGATCCGCGACTCTCGAGCCCCTGTAAAATTCAAAAGAAATAAAGGCTGCAATGTTTCATGGGGCGAATGGTTAGATCCATACACTTTACAAGTTTTTACTAAAGCATCTGATTTAGACATTGATCATATAGTTCCTTTAGCGCATGCACATGAAACAGGTGCAGCAAATTGGACTCGAGAACAAAAGCGGGCTTTTGCGAATGATTTTGAAAACTTATTAGCGGTTGAAGATAATTCAAATCAAGCTAAAGGCGCTAAGTCACCATTAGAGTGGATGCCGGAAAATAAGGCATTTCATTGTGACTACCTGATGAAATGGAGAGCAGTAAAATTGAAATACAATCTTAGAATAACAATTAAAGAAGCAGAATTTTTAGTTTCAAAGTTGTCAAATTGTGAAGCTTACAGAGCTAAATTTCTATAATTCTAATCGGTTATTATAAAAATAATAGCTGTAGTTCTAATTTGGATTTGTCTGGTGTTTTAAGAAAGTAATACCAGACAAATACAGTGAAATGATTCCTTAGCTTAGGCAGAAATTAAGTGTTTTTTCTGCGTTTCTTATCGCCTTCTTTTTGAGCTGGTGTTCTATCATCTCCTCGGCTTGTTCTATGATCATGCCCTCCGGTAATTTTATTACGCCCAGAGTCAATTATGCCCATTCTTAAATCAGAATTATTTTCTTTCTTATCATCAAACATATCGAAAAAACCCATTTTATATCTCCCTTTAGGTTTGCACATTGATTAAAGCTATATAGCTAATACCACTTTTCATAATCTATACCTTGATTCTAAAAATTACAAATTTTAGTTTGGATAGTGTGATGCGAAGGATAAATTGTCAGGGTAGTAGAACAAGGTTTATTCTTAGGTTTTAATTCATAAACTTAAAGGCCTGTTAGATAACCAATAACAGTTAAGGCAAGACAAAGTAAACCAATTAAATAAAGTAAACTTTCCTGAGATTCTCTCCACTTTGCACTACCCAATCTAAAGCATAATAGACCTAAAATACATATTGGGCCTCCAATGATTAATCCCACATTATTTGAAAGAGCCAAGCCAAGTATTACTAAAATTAGCATCAAGATAATATGCATTCTTTATCCAATTGTATTAAGTTGTATTTTAAGTTAGTTGAGCGTTCCGCTTAAGTCTACGTGCTTTTTATTGCCGTTAGCACTTGAATTGTTTACCTAGTGACACAATATTCGTTTCAGAAGCGAAAGCTTAACAATTGAAGTGCGTACCAAACTGTGTACCAAAAGTGTTAAAGGTATTACCATGGCAGAACAAAAAGATATTACAAAACATGAATTTGGCTCAGATACGGGCAAGTTACTACATCTAATGATTCACTCTCTTTACTCTAATAAAGAGATTTTCCTACGTGAGCTTGTATCAAACGCGTCAGATGCGGCAGATAAATTACGTTTCCTTGCGCTTTCTAATGGCGATTTATACGAAAACGATGCGGAATTAAAAGTACGTATCAGCGCCGATAAAGACGCAAACACGGTCACCATTACTGATAATGGTATTGGTATGAGCCGTGAAGATGTGATCAATTCACTAGGTACCATTGCCAAATCAGGCACCGCAGAATTTTTCCAAAACCTAACAGGTGACCAAAGCAAAGATTCACAATTGATTGGTCAATTTGGTGTTGGTTTTTACTCAGCATTTATCGTTGCTGACAAAGTTACCGTGCGTACGCGTAAAGCAGGTGAAAGCCAAGGTATTGAATGGCAATCTGCGGGTGAAGGTGAGTACACATTACAAGAGATTGATAAACCATCACGTGGTACCGAAATCATTCTACACCTTCGTGAAGACGAAACAGAGTTTGCTGATGAGTTCCGTTTACGTAGCATCGTCACTAAATATTCAGACCATATTTCCATTCCAGTTGAAATGTATAAAGCAGAAGTACCTGAATCTGAAGGTCCTGACGGCGAGAAAATTCCAGCACAGCCAGGCGAGTGGGAAGGTATTAACCGCGCAACAGCACTATGGACTCGTGATAAGTCAGAAGTAACAGACGAAGAGTACAAAGAGTTTTATAAGCATATTGGTCATGATTGGGAAGAGCCACTAAGCTGGGCACATAACAAGGTTGAAGGTAAAACAGAATACACCAGCTTGTTATACATCCCGAAAAAAGCACCTTTCGATTTATGGAACCGCGAACGTCA